AAGCGCCACACCTGCAGCGAGTGCGGCGGCCATATCGAGCCGCTGGACGTTTACGAGCGCGCGACCGGCTGCTGGGATGGCCAGGTTCAGACGTTCAAGACGTGCCTGCCCTGCGAGGATGCCAGGGACTTTTACGTCGATCAGACGAAAGGGACGTGGATGCACGATCCCGACGAAGGGGATTACCGCTTTGGCTGCGTGATCTCCGAACTGCGCGAGCTGGCCTCTGAAATCCCTACCGGCACTGGCGAGAAGTTCCAGGCCTACCGCTATGTCATCGAAGCAAGGCGCCGCCATGAAGCGGCTAAGGCTGCAACCGTATGAGTTTCCAAGCCATGGCCTGGGCAGTAGAGATCAAGCTGCCCGTAAAGGAGAAGATCACCCTGCTGATTCTGGCCAACTACGCCAGCAACGAAAACGGCGACTGTTACCCGAGCATCAACACGCTGGCCGAGGTTACCGGCATGAGTCGCGATAGCGTCATGCGCGCAATCAAGAGCCTTGAGGAAATGGGAATGCTGCGCGTGAACCGCCGCCAGGTTGAGGGGGTAAACCTTCCCAACTCCTATACCCTCAATCTGCGGGGGGTAGTAGCACACAGCGGGGATGGTAGTAGCACACAGCAGGGAGGGGTAGTAGCTGACAGCGACTCTAACCAGTCAGTTAAACCTATCAAGGAACCAGTAGAGCGCGCTTCCGCGCAACTGGACCTTTCCGGCTTTCCTGAGCAACCAAGCAGCCAGGTTTGGGCCGACTACCTGAAGCACCGAAAAGCAAAGCGCGCTGCCGTGAGCCAGACTGTAATCAATGCCTTGGCCAAAGAGCTGACCATTGCAGCAGAGGCCGGCTGGACTGTTGACGATGCCCTGGCCGAAGCAATGGCAGCAGGCTGGCAAGGCCTGAAGGCTGCCTGGCTGATCAACCGCACTACTGGCCGCCAAGGCGTTATGAGCAAGCAATCGCAGATCGAGGCGCGCAACCGCCAGGCCGCTGATGACTTCGTGAACGGGGGTGTTCGATGATTGATCCTCAAGACAAGCGCGAGTTTGCGACGATCATGGAGGCGACCATGGCCGTTTACGGGCGCGAGGTGACGAAGCCAGTGATGCAGCTCTACTGGGCTGCCCTGGTTGAGTACGACATGGAAGCCGTGCGTCGCGCGTTCGGCGCCTGGATTAAAAACCCGGACGCTGGCCAGTTCCCCCCGAAGCCTGCCGATATCATCCGCATGATCGACGGCGCCACCGGTGACCGCGCCATGCTGGTGTGGTCGAAGGTGGACAAGGCAATCCGCATGGTCGGGCATTACCAGTCTGTTGCGTTCGATGATCCAATCATCCACCGCGTCATTGACGAAATGGGAGGCTGGCGCAAGCTGGCCTCTATCCCGAGTAACAAGGATCTGGAGTTTGCCGGCCTGGAGTTCGTTAAGCGCTATCGGGCCTATGCGCTCGCTGGCGGCGTTTCTGAGTATCCGGCATACCTCATTGGGGAGTCGGAGGCGAACAACGGTAAAAACGGCCTGCGGGGCCATGATCCGGTGCAGCTGATCGGCGACAAGGACCGCGCAGCGGAAGTAGCGCGCCTTGGTTCGACTGGACCGACCTTGCGCATTACCCAGGCAAGGAGTGGGCAAGAGCTGATTGGTCAGCCGGTGGCCGCGTTGCTGCCGAAGGTGGCGCGTAGTGATTGAAGCTATCCCGCGCTGGCATGGGCGCTACCTCATGCGCTCTACGGCAGAAGCTACCTGGGCGGGGATCATGGATAGTCTGCGCATTCGCTACGCCTACGAGCCTGGTGTGTGGTTAACCAGGCACGGCGGTTACATGCCTGACTTCCTGATCCCTGCTGCTGGCTGCTTCTTTGAAGTGAAAGGCCAGGCGCCGACCATCCAAGAGCGCGAGAAAGCGGAAGACCTGACGGAGGCCACCGGGATGCCGGTGGTTTTCGGGTATGGCTGCCTGCAGGCAGGCGAGTTCGACGGTATCTTGCTGCCGATGGGTAGCCTTCTGGTGCGCAAGCGCGGGCGCTGGGTATCCGTCCCGCTTAGCGCTGCTGGCGAGCTGGTGTATGAAAACCTTGGGAAGGCGTTTGGCTTGGCTATGGCCATGGCATGCCGGCCAAGGGAGCGCGACACCGGGCATTTCCCGCCAGGGCGCGAAGCGCTTGAAGAGTTCATGGAGTCAGTGAAGCGCAAACCGAACGATGCTCTGCTGAATGAGCACCGCGTAATGAACCGATGCGAGGCTGCGGCCGGCGCCGCCGCTCGCTGGATGATGGCATAAAAAAAACCGGGCTAGGCCCGGTCAAGTAGGTCGCTGATGAGTGCGTCCCGGCTCAGTCCTTTAGACTTTGCCAGGGCGCCAAGTCTATCCCGCAGCTCTGCAGGTATCCAGGCCTTCACTTGCACAAGGCCTGCTTGGTTCTTTCGCGCGCTGTGCTCCTGCACTCGCTTTGCCGTTGTTTTCGCCATTGGAACCTCAGTAGCAGTATGTGCAGATAGTTTGCCGTGACGCGGCCGGCTTGTTCACTCGGCCCATTAGCCAGAAGCGCTCAATCTCCCGCGTAACGCCGCAAGAAGGGCACTTCATGCAGACGATCCCGCCGATGACTATGGGCTGCCCTGGCTCAATCATGGTGATCATTTGGCGTTGCTCCAGGTGCGGCCTGCGCAAATGTCTTGGACCATGCGCAGCGTTGGCTTCTTCTGGAACAGGCTGAAAATGTCAGCCGGCAGAAAACCAGCCTCATGCAGCGTGCGGATCATCACGGCGCCCTGCCTGGTGGTTTTGGCAAGCCGGTGCTTTTCGCCACGCTTCACGCCGGCCAGCTCAAGGCGCTGCATTTTCCGCAGCACGGACCATTCAGTCCTGCCGAGATCCTTTGCCATTTCCGCAGCAGTCTTGATGCCGGCCCACTTGCGAAGGTGCGCCAGGTTGGCGTCTGTCCAGGGCTGGCGGTTCATGCCTTGCCATCCAGCTTGGCGAGCGCGTCTTGCATCTGCCGGTGCAGTATCGAACCGCTGCCGATCTCGTTTAGCTTGTTGTTGCTTAGATACTCGTCTGCGGCGCGCAACGCCTCCACCAGTTCCCCCACCTCGGCGGGCTGGGGGGATTTCGGCAGCAAATGACGGCAGTCGTTGCACGCATGGATGTGCGGGCTTTCTGCGCCATTGATAAAACCACTGCCGTGCCACGGGTGGTGGTCAGGAATGCAGCCGCAATAATCGCAAGCCGGATAGTCCTCGGCGGGCTGGGGAGGGGTGGTGTAGAGCGGTACTAGGTAGCCGCTTTCCTGAACTTCTTCACGGGCGACGAAGATTGCTGGGTCGGATTCGTCTAGGTCGCACTGCCGCGCCCAAGCCACCGCCTCCCCCTGCACCGGGGCGTCGAGTGCTGCCACAAGCTGAGTGAACAGGTCATCAGATATGGTTGCGTCCGTGCCGTCGCAGATGGCGGACTCGTCTATCCGCTCCAGCAGCTCGCGGCGGATCGGGATAAGGTCAGTCATGGCGGGGCTCCATCAGTGCCAGCAGCGGCAGGTTGTCGTTTGCGTGCTTGTGGTTGTCGTTGGCAGAAATGCGGCGGTTAAGCCAGCGCCCCCACTGGTTGCCCATTGCGGCGGCAATGCCTGGGAATGTTTCGCTGCGCTTAAGCCAGCGATCATCGGACGGGCTCAGGCGGTTCTGGCCGCTGTCGGTCTGGTTGGCCCAGCGCGGGCGCACAGGGTTCTCGCCAGTGCAGTTCGGGCAGCCGTATTTTCCGGCACGCTCATAGTCGAACGTGCAACCGCAGGCGCAGACCATGCGCGGCTCGACGTATTTGGTCGGCACCAGCAACGGCACGCCTTCGCTTAACCAGAAGCCGGTCGCCTTGCTGGCGTCGTCGCCGAACTCGTAGGGCTGGACAATCTGTGACGGCTTGCGGATTGCCTTGCTGACGAAGGACGTACCGGGGTTCTCGATAGCCACCGGGAACGGAAGCGCCAGCAGCTTGCGGAAGTTCTCCAGGGCTTCGTCACGCGCAGCGCGGCGGGCGGCACCAACCAACGTTCCAGGCTTTACCTTCTGGTGGTACGGCCCATCACCGAAAGCCCACGCGGCTGAACAGGTAAGGTAGGTGCACATTGGATGAAGGACGGCGAAGTCCCAATGCTGCGTCAGCGCCACCTGCCATATGTCACCTTGCAAATGCTTTGGCGAGTCGTCCCGCGCCGGCAACAGGTCGCACGTCCAAACGTCATGGCCGTGCGCCTCGAACGCGGCGCGGGTCAGCGGGCAGGCGCTGTATCCAATCAGAACGCGCCCCATCACACCACCTCCGGGGCTGCCGGGAGCGGCATCCAGTGGGTGACGTTGTTAAGCGGGGATTTTGAGTGGAACCATTCGACAATTCCGGCAGATACACGGCTGCCGTCGAACGTGAGAACCATGCCAGACCTGTAAAGCGTAGGTATTTCGCGGCCCTCAAGCGTGCATTTCTCAGAAAGCACCTGCTTGATTTGCGGCAGCCGCTCGCTGACAGGAATCCACCCGTCACCCTGCCGTGTGGCCGGGGCGGATGGGGCAGACAAAATCGCCATGCGCAGCGCAATATCCATATCGCCAAACGGCATGTGCGCTTCATCTGCGGCGCTGACCATTTCCGGCGTCGGCTCAACCGGCACCAGCACATAGCCTTCCTGCACCGCTGCCGGCTTGGGCTGCTGGGCGGCGAGTGCCATGATCTGCTCTTTGTGGTCGCGCTCTTCCTCGGCCAGATATTCCCAATGCTTTGCTGCAGGCCACGGCGAATGAACAACTACGGCTCCAACCGCTATCCCTTCTGGCATCGGTAGCGCATTGAGTTCAGAGGCATGCTTTTCTGCATCCTCTTTGCTAAACGCCGGGTATATGTCGTCAGAGCCTTGAGCATGCACGGCCCATAGCTCTACCGTCTCCCCATGCACCGGGGCGGCGAGGGCGGCGCGGAGTTCGTCTGCTAGTTCTTCGGCGCCGAGCTGCACTAGGTCAGGCGTGTTGCTCAGGTATGGTAGTGCCCTCTCCAGCAGCTCGCGGTCAATCAGTAGCTTGGTGGTCATTGGTTACGCTCCAGTTCAGCAAGTTCAGCTTGCAGCGCCTCAATCTTGCGCTTGTCGTCGTAGTAGGCTTGGCCGTCAGCGTATGGCAGGCGCTCGGCAAGTTCCGCGATTCTGTTTTTCAGAATCCTGATGCTATCCAGATGCTCGCGGGTATAGCGGTCGTGCAGCGTTTCGTCGTTATGCGTTGGCATCATTACTCTCCTTTCCGTGCTGCGGCGATGGCGGCTGGTGCCGCGTCCAATGGCTTCCAGTGTGTGACCCCCTTCATCGGCTGGCCTCCGTCAAACCAATCGAGGGCATCCGCGAACACGCGCGTTCCGTCAAAGCACTGAACAGTGCTGGTTATGTTTAGTGGAGGCAGTGGCTTACCCTCAAGCTCGCAAGGCTTGTCAAGCCGCTGTTCAACGTCAGGCAGCCGCTCGCTTACCGGAATCCACCCGTCACCCTGCACCGTGGCCGGGGCGGATGGGGCGGCGGCGAACTCAACGAGGGTCGAGCTGCCTTCCTCTGGATAGTCGGCGGTAGCGATGTGCAAGCCGTAAGTCTTTGAGCCGTCTTCTTCCTCGCACTCTCCAATCCAGAGCACGCCATCAGAGTAGGGGCCAAAGCCCGCATCCTCTTGGCCGTCGCCGCAGTGAGCTTGGATCGTCTCTATAACGCTGGAGTCGAGGTGCATACGCTCAGGCACCAGCTTCCACCCATCCGGCACCTGCTGCTGGGCGATCTTGGCGCGGAGTGCCAGCACATCACGCAACGAGGCGCTGTCGTACTCATCCTTGCAGCCTTCAAAGTACCCAAGCGCTGCAACACCGCACGCAGCCAATCGCATGCTTTCAGTCTCAAGCGCATCCTTCAGCCGCTCCACCTCTGCGCGCAGTTGGTCGCGCTCGGCAGCCGCCTCTTGCAGGAGGTCAACCGTTTGCCTGATCTTCGCCAGCAGCCCATCGCCAAACGTCTGAATGACGAGCTGGCGGGCAATATCTGGGACAGGATCAGCGGCCGGCTTTCCGCTGGAAAGCATGGCGTTCAATATCGCTTCCTGGTCCCAAACCAGCAGTTCGCCGTTCATGCGGATGGAGGCCAGCCAGTTGCCGCCGCGCATCATGCGGTAGCAGTTAGCTTCGCCTTCTGCCTGGAGCGTGATTACTTCCAATTTGTTGCTCATGTCATTTTCTCCAGCGCTGAATACCCAGCGCGTCAGCTGCTTGGTTGATCTGTTCCAGGCTGTACTTCTGCTGGATTGAAGCGGCGAAGTAGCCGTCGCCATACAGGTAGTTGGTCGGCGTGTTATACGGCTCCAGGCCGTTCAGCTTGCGCAGCATGTCGAGCAGATCGGCGGGTACTTTTGCCGGCGCGCTGGTAGGCTTTTCTGCGCTGGCAATGAAGTCTCCTGACCGTTTCAGGTAGTCGGCGTGCATGTAGCGCTTATTGGCGTCGGCCTTGATGATCTTGCGGGCCTCCTTCAGCAGCTTCAGCGCCATACGCATGCTTTCGTGGTCGGACTTGCTCACTCTTCAGTCTCCTTGCCGCAGCGGCGGCAGCGAAAATAGGAACAGCCATCGGGGTCGGTGCCCAGGTACTGCCAGACGTGGCCGTCTTCCTCGCAATCCCATGGAGGCGTGGTCAATTTGCGGTCCAGGGCCTTGCCTTGCTCGCTGTTCACGGCTCAAGCGCCATGTATGCGTGGATTGCAAGATTGATCAGGATGATTGCGCAGATGGCCAGCTCAAGGCGTGTGGCGCGGGTTTCATTCTGCTTGTTCATGTCAGAAGGCCAGCTTGTGAGGGAAAGGACGGCGCGCATGCGCCAGGATATTCAGCAGCAGATCATGCAGCCGGTGGTACTCTTCCGCCTTAATCACGTCGGCCATGTGCCAGGCCACAATCAGGCCTTGGGCATAGCCGGCCTCTGAGTGCTCAACGCGAGCGCGCAGCAGGGCGGCGCGCAGAAGGTCAACGGCACCGCGCCTGCTGATCATGCCCAGGCCTCCCAGGTGCCTTCCACCTTGCCAAAGCCCTTGATGGTGGTGATGCCAGCCAGGCGCAGCTTCTTGAACAGCACAGCCACGGTGCGAGCCGTAAAGCGCTGGCCCTGGTGGGCCTTGATCTCGCCGTACACTTCGTCAACCTGCGCCAGCTCTTCCTCGGTGCGGTCGCAGCAATCCAGGGCGCGCTGCAGGCACATGAAGGCGTCATCAAACTGGCCAGCGGCTGCATTGTCGCGGGCGGCCTGGAGCTGATCTGCAAAGGAGGTGGTATTGATCATCATGGGAAGTCCTCGGGAGTAGTGGGAATCAAGCAGCGCTATCGCCAATGCCGGCAGTGCAGGCATTGCAGCAGCAGTTCGGAAGGTCGCCGTTCGGGCCGTGCTGAATCAGATCCTGGCGCAGGTAGTGCAGCCAGAGGCCGCCGATCTCGCGGCGCTCGCCAGTGACGTACACCAGGCGGTATTGCTCGGGAGCAACGCCACCCTTGACCATGGCGCGCTCTGCCCATTCGGATTGACGGTTGCCGCCAAAGCCCACTTGCTGGCGGCGCTGGCTGATGAACAGGGAGGCGGTCGGCTGATCCTGAGTCTGGTTGCGGTCGCGGTAGCCGTAGACGTTGTGATGCGCGGTCGGGTTGCCGTTCATATCCTGGCTGTAGTCGTGGACCAGCACGCGGATCATGGCCAGGTCAGCGGTCAGTTGGGTTTTACGCATGGGGGTTTCCTCGATAGTGGGCGCCCCGAAGGGCGCCAGGTAGTTAGCCGTTGAACTTGGACCACTTGGCCAGGCGATTGCCTTGCACGTTCCAGAGGCGGGTACCGGGTTGCGGCATGCCTTCAACGGCTGCCAGGATCTCGCTCAGGTGGTAGTGCGCGCAGCCGTAGCCATTGTCAGCATGAGCGCCCTTGTCGCTGATCTGCTTGGCGCCGATGCGCAGCACCATGCCGTGGGCGCGGATGATGTCGCCCTCGCGCAGATCGTGAGTGTTGACCAGGGTGAACTGATCGATATGGGCATCCAGCAGGGCGTGGGCTTCTTCTGGTTTCATGGTGGCTTTCCTCAGTTGTTTGCCGTTGAGGTAATAGTAGACTGTTAGTCCTAACATTGCATATAGCAATGCAGGTGAATCCGACGAACGGTCGATTATGGATTGCAGAAGATGAATACTTCAGGGATACTTTGCACGTCGGCTTAGCGCGTATGGCGGCAAACCTTACAAGCACTTCGACCGTTTCGCCGGTGATCGATAACCATTGGCCCGATACCTTGCCGGCACTCGCCGAGTAACCGGTAGGGTGCATCGGACAGCGCTTTATCTGGTCCCGCGACACGACTGCGGCACCGGGCAGAGCGCTATCCCATGCAGATGAAAGCGCATAGCTGATGCGCGCAACTGGAAGCGGGCAGCGCAGGGCCGAAAGGCGGCGTAGCACCAGGGGTAAACGGGTAATGCCGCGCCCAAAAAATGCCTGCCGGGATCAGCGCCGGCCATCTGCAGCAGAACCAAAGCAAGGCGCAGGCCTGGCGGTGGTGGTGGGTAACTACACAGGCTATACGCCTGATCTCATGCCCAGGCCTCGGCCTGGACCGGGTGCGCCCCTACCTGGGAACAGAACAGGGGCAACAACTACCGCAACCACAAGAGCGCAACCGCATGAAACGCTGCAAGACCATCCGCAGCCTGACCAGGACATACCGGCGCCGCGCGCTGATGGCCCTGGAGCACAAGACCTGGCTGCGCAACCGCCGCCCGGCATTCGTCCGCAGGCTTGAGTTCCACCAGCGCATGGCGCGCTACCTGGCAACGCGCCGACGCACCACCAGCAGGATTACAGGGCTATGACATAGCCAAAGGTAAGCCGGATCTATAGCGAGAAGCCGGTAAGCGCTGAAGTGAACCAGGCCGCGCACGACCTGGACGAAGCTGTACAGAACGCAATCCAGGCCGCCAAGCAGGCTGGCATGCCGCAGGGACTACTGGTCGGCATGCTCCACACCTACGCCGCAGAGCAGACTGGCGCGCTCATTCGCATGAAGGCCGAAGCCTGACTGTTTGCACTTCCTGCACTCCCGTTCATACAATCGCAACAGCCACGCCCGAAACATGATTCGGGCCCTACCGTCAATGTGTGAACGAACCCATGACCGAGAAAGCGCAGGACGTGCAGCTGACGCTGAAGAAACAGCGTTTCATTGAAGAGCACAAGGTAAACGAAGAACGGTTCTGGTCCCGTATTGATCAGTCCGCAGGCGAGGAAGCATGCTGGCCGTGGAGCGGCGCGCGCGACGATGCAGGATATGGCCGCTTCCATATTGGACGCACCAGCAATTCCGCGATGCTGGCCCATCGGATAGCCTACGCCCTAGCCACTGGAGAGCTGCCAGAGGCCGTATGCCACCACTGCGATAACCCGCCATGCTGCAACCCGGCGCACCTGTTCGGCGGCACTCGCGCGGAAAACAACGCCGACATGGTGCTCAAGGGCAGGCACGGCCTGAAGGGAAAGCCAGGGCGCGGCGCAAAAGGGCAGAGCCACGGAAGCGCAAAGCTGACCGACCATCAGGTGACTGAAATACGCACCATGTACAATGCTGGCGGGGTAAGCCAGCGGCAACTCGCGGCCACTTTCAACGTATGCCAGCGCTCTATTGCACGGATCGTTACGGGTAAGGGGTGGAGCCATGTCTGACGACACCAAGCTAACGCCGAGGCAAGAGCGGTTCATTGAGGAATATTTGGTTGATTTAAACGCCAAGCAGGCGGCAATCAGGGCCGGATACAGCCCCAACGGCGCCGAGGTGACGGCCTCCAAGCTGCTAACCCTTGCTAAGGTACAGGCCGCAGTCGCAGAGGGCCGCAAAGCCATGTCAGCACGCACCGAGATCAACCAGGAGCTGGTGCTGAAGCGCTGGCTGCAGATCGCCACGGCCAACCCCAACGACCTGATCCAGTTCCGGCGCGTCTGCTGCCGCTACTGCTTCGGGAATGGCCACGAATACCAGTGGAAGGACGAGGCCGAGTACGAGCGCGCCATCCACAACGCCACCATCAACGACCTGGAGCCGCCTGAAGACACTGGCGGGTATGGCTTCGACCCCACTATCAGGCCGCACCCCAAGTGCCCCAAGTGCCACGGCGAAGGGCATGGCGAGGTCCACGCCAACGATACCCGCGAGCTGACTGGCGGGGCGCTGGCGCTGTATGCAGGCGTTAAGCAGACCAAGGAAGGCTTTGAGATCAAGATGCACGACCAGGCGAAGGCCCTGGAGAACATCGCGCGCCACCTGGGCATGTTCAACGACAAGCTGACCCTGAAGGGCGACGAAGAGCACCCGCTTATGCTGCTGCTGAAGCAAATGGGCGGGGCGGCCACCCTTGGGCCGGTAAAAGGCGGCGATCAGTGACCAAGCCAGGGCTGGGCTATCTTTTCCGCGCCCAGGTAGAGCGCGGCGCAAGCCAAAGCGGTTCGCTTATCTATGCCTGCCTTGCCAGTCTCAAGTGCTCTGTAGGCATTCTCGCTGATGCCCAGCGCGCCAGCGGCCTGCCGCTTGCTGTAGCCCATCACGCGGCGCCAGGATTCGAGTTCTCCACCCTTCATGCTCAACCCCCAAGTAAGTTCGCTGTAGATGCTGGTTTTGGCTACAATCTAGCAAAGAAACTGCGTGAATGGGGGCTAGGAATGATCAATCTCACAGCCGACTGGAGAAAATCGCACCGTCATCGGTACGAGTACATGCCGACAGATGGCGACTTCATGTGGGAGCCGAAGCCACCAGCGATGCCACGCACATTCCCTGAGGACAAGCATCGGATTGGCAGCGTTTATGCCATCATTTGCAAGCCGACCGCACAGGCCTACATAGGTCAGTCGAAGAGCGTGAAAACTCGCCTCATTCAGCACAAGAGCAATCTGCGGGCCGGAAAGCACCACTCCCCCAAGCTGCAGCAGGCCTGGGATAAGCATGGCGAGCAGGCCTTTCTGTTTGTCGTAGTCGAGCGGCGCATTGATCTGATCTTCCTGCACGCCAGGGAGCAATTTTGGATGTGGCGATTTGGCGACCGTCTGCTGAACAAATCCGAGAGCGCACACCCCGACCGAAGCAACGGCGTTAGGATGCAGGCACTCAAGAGCTATGCCGACGAAGAGCTGATCACAGAATTAAAGCGCCGCAACATTGCGGTAATGGTGGTTCCGTAATGGCCAAGCGCGTGCCGCTGGACTTCACCCCGAACACGCCCGAAGAGCTGGCAATGTGCCTGGCTGATCCCTGGTGGCGCCTCTGTTCGGGCAAGCTCTACAAGATCCTGGTGAAGGTTGAAGGCGACGACGGATTGTCTATGCCATTCAAGCCCAATCGCGCACAGCGCCGGCTGCTGAAGAGCCTGCACACCCGCAATTTGATCTTGAAGGCTCGCCAATTGGGATTTTGCCTTGACCCATCTACAAGAGTGCTGACGGCCGACCTTCGGTGGGTTCCCATCGGCGAGCTGAAGCCAGGCCAAGAAGTTGTCGCGTGTGATGAAATGGTGCCTGGTGGGCGAGGCTCCAGCCGGAAGCTGCGCACAGCGACTGTACAAGCGGCGGCAAAGGTCCACCGCAAGGCGTACCGCATAACCTTCGATGACGGGCGCTCCGTTGTGTGTACAGCGCAGCACCCCTGGCTATCCCGCAAAGCTGGCACTCAAGCCGAGTGGAGAAGCCTGGACGGCACAGGTAACAAGGTGGTCGGTCGGCTGAAGGTCGGCACAAAGGTTCGCTGGGTAGCCAAGCCATGGGAAGAGCCGGGCTACGAAGACGGCTGGATGGGCGGAATGCTGGACGGCGAAGGAAGCATCGCAAAGCGCAATTCCTCTGCCGGCATCAACGTATCCCAGTTAGTAGGCCCGGCCTTGGCTCGCATGGAGATGTACCTGCACCAGCGCGGCTACAACTACAGGACCGAGAACGACGCGGCAGAGCGGGATACCAAGCACGGCTCTACCCCTGTGCCAAAGCTGTGCATTGGCCGCATGGATGAAATGTTCCGCCTGATCGGCCAGACCAGGCCTATCCGCTTCATTGGCAACAGGTTTTGGGAGGGGCGCGAGCTTCCAGGCAAGAAGACCGGCATTGGCTGGGCAACGATCACCAGCATTGAAGAGCTGGGCGAGCAAACCATGATCGACTTGCAGACTTCGACCGGCACCTACATTGCCGAGGGCTTTGTCTCGCACAACACCACGCTTATCGCCATCTTCTTCCTGGACTGCTGCCTGTTCCGCGCCAACGTGCGCGCCGGCATCATCGCCCAGGACTTGGGCGCCGTGGAGACGATCTTCCGCGACAAGATCAAGCACGCCTACGACAACCTGCCCGAGCAGCTGCGCCTGGCAATGCCCCTGGAAGTCGAGACAAAGCGCGAGCTTGTCTTTGCCCACAACAACAGCGGCGTGCGTGTCGGCACGTCCATGCGCTCCGGTACCCTGCAGTACCTGCACATTTCCGAAATGGGCAAGATCGCCAAGAAGTGGCCAGAGAAGGCGCGCGAGATCGTCACCGGCTCCATTCCTGCGGTCCCGTCTGACGGCATGGTCTTCATTGAGTCCACCGCCGAGGGCGCTGAAGGCGAGTTCTACATCATGTCCATGCGGGCAAAGGCCCTGGCCGACCGTGGCAAGCAGCTGGCGCTCAAGGAGTTCCGCTTCCTGTTCTTCCCCTGGTGGGGGGAAATGACCTACCGGGCAGACCCGGACCTGGTGACGATCAGCAGCGACGAGGACGAATACTTCGACAAGATCGAGGCAGCCATGGGCTGCACAATCGACGTTGAGCAGCGCGCCTGGTGGATCGGCACCCGAGACAACGAGTTCGGCGGCGCTGACGAGAAGATGTGGCAGGAGTACCCGTCCACGCCTGAAGAGGCCTTCGCCAAGTCCCTGGAAGGCTGCTACTACACCAAGCAGCTTGTGGCAGCGCGCAAG